ATATTTTGCCATGAACCTGTCGAAACCACCAGGATTTCCCAATTTAGCTGAAGAATCGGCCAGTGTCTGAGCCCGTTGGTTGATTACCGGTATTTTATTGCGGTTCTCCTTCAAAAACTCACCAACATCTTGCGCCAGTTTCTTTTTACCGGAAGGATCCAACTGGTTAAAAACGGCATATTGTTCTTTAATGGCGTTCGCCTGGTCGGCGATGCTTTTAAAATCGTTCTTGCTTTCAGTCAGCTTATATTTTTTGTCAATGGCATCGTCGAGCTCTTTGTTCATGCTGATTAGATTCTCAACCAGCAGTCCAATGCCGATTACCAATGCCCCAATCCCAGTACTGGCAATAGCCGCGCTCAACCCCTCGAAAGCAACCATACTTCCGTCTGTCATTACCGTTAGTTCACCCATTGATGCCGTTAATATGCCGTTATCTATGGCAAAAACAGATGTAATCGCCGCATTGGCCATCATCACCGCTTTATAAGCCAGCCAGATGGGTATCAGTTTAGCGGCCCAATCGAAAACAGATTTAAGAAAATTTACAAAATCGCTATTGCCGGTAAGGCCCTTCCAAATAGATTGGATATCGCGCATAAACTCCAGCGTGGTTTTTAAAATATCAGACCATAGCGGCATCAGGCTATTACCCATGTCGAGCATAGATTTCAGCACCTCATTTTTTTCATCATTGATCTGGGCTATCAGGCTATGCCCGGCATTTTGCAAACCGGGGTTAAAATGCATAGTCAGCGCTTCTGCAAATTTGGGAAGGAACACCGATGAACTGATCTGTCCCTTTTTCATTTGCTCATGCAGTTTTTCCATACTCACACCCATGGCCTGCGCGGCTAACTGCCCGGCGCCGGGTAAAGCAAAGGATAACATACGCAGTTGACGGGCCTGTAAGGTACCAAGCTCACCAATTTCCTTTAGCGCGAAGGTAGTGCGGCTGAATGATGCCGGTTGCAGGTGCATTACCGAAGATGCTTCTGATATGCCCTCAAATAATTTACGCAACTTATCGCCTTCAATCCCGGTACCAAACATACCGGCCTGCATCTCTGAAAACGATTCGGTTGCTTCTTTCAAGGGTAAATGCAGCCGGAAAACAGCATCATTTAAATAATCAACGTTCCTGGCGTTATCAACAATGCCCTGCGAAGAATATTTGATCACATTATCAAAGCCCTGGAACTCCGCCGTCAAATGCATAAGCTCCTTGCCGAAATTATAGATCTCGTAAACCGAAAAAGCTTCTATCAAATGGTTTTGAAGTTCGCGCGCGCTTTCGCCCAGCGAATTAAACCCTTCGCCAATCTGGGAGGTGGTAGACTTTACCGTGCCGCCAAGTTTCTTAACAGCGTCTTCTATTTGACGCATTTGAGCGACTGAATTGCCGCCCACATTTAATGTAAAACCATAATCTGCCATCGCTTAATCTTTCTTCATAAAAGGAGCATGATGGAAACGCATCACTTCGCGAAACATCACCAGGTAATCCATATACTCCTGCTGCGTCATTTCATCACATTCCTGCTTTGTTAAAAATAGAAATGCCCGGAATAATGTCTTATTATAAAACACATCATCCCGGGCTATCAGGTCACTGATCGCCTTTTCCGGCGTATCTTTTATTTTTTCATATTCTTTCCCAACAGCGCAAAAAAGGGGGTGATTTTTTCTTTAAGCAACCATAAAGCGAAATC